CACCACCAGTAGTATTTATTGAAGTAACAGTAGTCGTACCAGTAACATCAAAATAGTTACCATCAGTCAATACAGGTAAAGCAGTAGCACTTGCTACATCAGCACCTTTTGACCACTGTATTTGAGCCCCATTACAATCTAAATCTCCACCTAGTTGTGGGGTTGTGTCATCAACTACATCTGCCAAGCCACCGCCAGTTGCGCCAGTAGCGCCAGTAGCACCTGTTGGTCCAGTAGCACCGGTTGAACCAGTAGCACCTAATCCACCAGATCGAGTGAAAGACACATACAATGATCCAGATAAAGTACCGTTAGAGGCCACATGAGTTACTGGAACTTGTAACCATCCAGTGTTGTCTGTGATCGTGCCTGTTACTGAGAATACTGCAAAGGTAGCTGGTGTTCCTGACTTACGAATGGTTATAAAACCTTCGTGTGTGTCATTAGTGCCATCATCAATAGAGGCAATAAAGTCTGATATATCTGGGTTGCCTGTGTCTGCTGATACAGCATCAAAGGCTAAATTAGTAACTGAGGCCACTGTGGCATTATCAAGTCTAATATCACCAGTGCCAGGGTCTGCCATAGTGGTGGATGAATCAAAAGTGTACTTCCAAGCTACTGCACCTACTGCTGCCTCAGCGTTTGTTTCTGCGGTTTCAGCATTTGTTTCAGCCGTTTCAGCGTTAGTCTTTGCTGTTGAAGCAGAGGTTGCACTGGTTGCCGCGTTTGTTTCGCTTGTGGCTGCATTAGTAGCGCTTGTGGCTGCGTTGGTTTCACTTGTTGCTGCCGCACTCGCTGAACTCGCTGCTGCTGTCGCTGAACTACCTGCTGCTACTGCATCTATAATTAATGCCCAGTATGAAGTGTTGGTTAATGCTGTTCCACTAGGCGATGTTGCAGTACAAATATAAATGTTATTTAACTGAGCAGTAGTTGTTGACTTAACAATATCTCGAATTGAATAAGCTGCTGTTGTAGTTGTAGCATCTGTTCCTTGATATGTTCCAAGCTCTTGTGTGATATTAGGATCACCAGAAGAATCAAATGCTAGTACCTTACCAGCTCTGTCTGTTGCGTTCTCTGTGAACTCACTTAAAGGAATGCCTGTTGTGAATTGACCGAATCTAAGTGTGCGACTGTTAAGGTCGTATTCTACTTGTTGGATCATCATGGCCAACTTGTCAAGATCATCATTAAGACTTTCAGCTAATAAATCACCGTTAGCTTGATAGTCAGTGGTTCTTGAAACTGGAAGATCACGATAGATTGTTACAATGTCACCAGAAGTTAAACCAGTGCCGAATGTTACATTACCCCCTGCTGTTGTGCCTGCGCCAGAGACTGTGTAATCTGTGGTTAAAGTCTTAACTGTTGAGCCAACATAAACCTTTAAATCTGAATCATTAAAGATAGAAAAGCCATAAGCAAATACTGTTTGTGATGATGTGGCTGTGTATTGGACTCTGGGGTTTAAATCATTTACTAAAAGTGTTGCCATAATGTTTTCCTGATTGAAAGTAATTGTATCATATTGATAATATTTTTATAGTGTTAATTTCCTGCCGCTGCATCCCAGTCTGGCGCTCTTTTCGGAGAAGATTGCCCTGGTCTCCACCAGAATTTTTGACCGTACTGGGTCTTTCTTCTTTTCATAAGCCTTCTTTGTTTGCTTTTTGCCTTTGGATCTGTCAGGTTTTGAAGCTCATCTAAGAATGTTCTCTCATACATAGCACGTAAATACCAGATTGATCCACCTGGTGTATGTCGTCTTAAAAAGTTAGTTGATTCTGATGCTATGTTTGTATCTTCGCCTAGAGTAACTTCACGAACATTACCCAGTGTTAGTTTAACTGCATCACTTGCTGTTGTCCATAATGGGCCTACTGCTGTTTCAGCCATACTATGTCCGAATCTATTTACATCAGAGAATAAGAAGTCGCCCCAAATACCAGCACCACCACCTTGAGCAAAGGCAGCACCCCAGAACTCTTTTGTACTCATGTCTCTTGGATCACGTCCTTTTGAAACATCTTTCATTTGTAGTGCAATAGCACCAAATATTGTTGTAGCAATTCCTAAATGAGCTAAATAAGCTGCTCTTGATTTAAAACCTTCTTGAGCCACGCCACGATATAGGTGATTAGCGATCATCAAAATAGGGAATGTCTTATACATAAAAGCACCCCTAAACAATTCACCAGCTTTAGATCCACGCTCATGTCCACCTGTTACCATTGCTCTAGTTCTATAACTTGGCATTAGTACAGCGTTGTCCATTTCAGTGTTGATCATTCTCATCACCTTAGAAGTCAGATCTTTTCTTACTGCTAAAGGTACATCTTCTACTGCCATAAGCTTGTCTATAGCAAAATACTGAGTGTTGTTATATTCGTCTGTTCCTGCTTTGCGTATCACGTTCCAGTTATCGGCTGTGATCCCATAATTCTCTAATGATCTTCTGAAGTTCTTAGGCAGTTGTTTGAACGACTTAGAAGCGTGTGAAGCGATCATCTCCATCGCCACCATACCATAAGCCGATCTGAGTGAATCTGTCCAAGGAGCAAGGCCAGAAGCTCTTATAACGGTGTCTGCTGTTGCAGTCGCCCAGTTAGTTCCATTGACATCAGCATATCTTGTTGAAGCGCCAGCTCTTGATACAAAAACATCACCAGGTAAACCCATCATAATAGCGGCAACCCTGTCATTTTCATTAGCAAAGAGTTTTGCTGCTTGCATAAAGATCTTTGTTGCTGGAAGGCCGTTAAAACTAGCGGTTAATTGAACAAGTGCAATATCATTCACTGAAGATAGTGCTGCCGATCCTAAGTCTGCTGCAACCTCTAACGATCTAAACGATTGCATAAAGTTAGCGAAGTTCTCATGTGAGATTTGATTAACCTTTCCAGAAGCAACATTCCACATATCATCCATAAACCAAGGCTTATCCATTCTACCTTTAGTTGTTGCTCTCTCTTTCATCACCACGTCTCTAATGTGTTGATACATAAATTCTGGATTAGATCCAAAGCGTTTTAATAATGCGATCTCTTGTGACATTGACTCCATGTGATCAGTTAATACTGTGTAATAGTCGTTGTTACCATACTTATCATTCAGCGCCATCCACTCATCAGCATCTTTAAATACTAATACTCTGTGTTCTTGGTGACTGTTTGCAAGCTTAGATCCACCCCTTGCTCCTGGCTTCATGTTTAACAAGCCGTTAGTGGTTATGTTGTCATAAGCTCTCTCAAGCAATAATCGAATCTCAAGATCGTCCATCTTTAAGCCTAAGTCATTAAGCATCTTATCACGATCAAGAAAAGGTAAAAACTCATCTACAAACTTCTCTTTACTAAGCTTGCCTACCAGCTTTTGATCCCAAGCGTGTGGCCACCAGTTTTCTAGTTTTCTGATGTTACCGCCAGCAGCATTAAACATATCGACCATTTCATCGAACAATTCACGAATGTCTTTAGCAAATGATTTTGAAGCAGCATCACCTGTACTTTTGCCTTGTAGTTCTAATACTACATCTCTCATGCCTTCAATGTCTTGGGTTAGGCCAGCTCTTTTAGTTCTAAAAGCGTTCATAGCCTTTGCTACTTTTGAATGAAAATGTCCGATCAACTCTCTATGGATTGAGTACACGTTATCCGTATCAACCTTTCCACGAAGATCTCTATCGATCAAAGCTACCGCACCCAGCTCTTTACTTATAGGATGCGCTTCAATTCTTTTTAAATTATCATTCAGAATTAGCAAATCATTTGCTTTTAAGGCCTTGTTTCTTGCCAGTTCAGCGCCATGTGCTTCTAGTGCCTTTCTTGCAGCCAGTCTTTTTGCATCTGACTGACTTAGTTTTCCATTGATCATAAAATCTTTTGAGAAACGATCAAACTTATGGTTAAGCTCAAGCCCTAGTTGTTGGGTAATACGACCAACATTTATACCGTTTTGAATACACTCTGCTAGACTAGCCATTAGCACCTCCTACACACTTAAATAAATCATCAACAATTTTTTGTTCATTATCTATTTCTTCAAAGGCAGCTCTAGCTGTTTTAAATTCTAATTCAAACTCACCTTTTCCAGAGTCTTTTATACCAGATACTACTTCAATATCACCAACTTCATCAAGCAGTTGTTGAGCTTCATTAATTCTAATATCATCAAGATCAGCCATTTCACCAGTTTTGATAACTGGTTGCTCTACGCCAGGCTTTAACACTTGAGTTGTTGAATCTTCTACAGACCTGGTGTTATGCTGCAACCACCCTTCTTTTAGATCGGCCTCACTTACTTTTGTTAGTTTCTCAGTACCTTTGTAGTATGCTTCAATATCTTTTGGCGGCAATACCCACGATCCTTCTTCTTTAGAATAGATAACGCCAAGCTCATCCATTGCTTCCCTAAACTCAACAGGATTGTCTTTAAACAAGTTTCTCTGTTCTTCCAGAAAGTTGTTAGACAAAATATGTTTTACATAATTCTTCTTGTCACCAATTACAAAGCCTTCTGGATTAAACAAGTCATCTATAGCTTCTTCACTCTTTTTACCAGTTGAATACTCAAAGCTTCTATTGTGTAATGAATCAACAAAACTTGAAGATGTTAGGTGTTGATCTGCAACAAAAGCAAGATCCGATGTTTCAAATCCTTTAACTGCTTCTTTTTCCTGTGTTATAATCTTGGTGGAGGATTTATCTATGTTTGATTTGAATGATGTATCACGTTTCTTTAATTGGGAAGGTCGGCCTGCTGTAATAATACTGCCATCTGATGGCCTACTTGAAGGCTGGTACTTATCAGAACCTAGTTCAAGCTGGGAGCGTGTTTCACCTGTAGAGATTAGTGACTCTGGAAGATCTCTTTCAAGAGAAGCTTTCCACGAAGTATTCGCAGACTTTTCTGCTCTTGCATAAAGAAATTCCATTTGATTATCTAAATCATTAAAAGCTTCTTGTTTGCCTTCTTTAACCTTTCCATTTTCTAACAACTCTTTTTGCTGTTCATACAAATCATGACCACTTTTCTTCTTAGAAGGAACTTTAATGTCTGATACATATTCTTTTAAATGTTTCGGGAATACTTGTTCTACAAACTCTGAGCCTTCTTTAACAGCCAACAAGTGTGGCTCAAGAAGCTGAATTTCACCTATAATGCCGTTTTTAAATCTAACTGATAGTACATGATCAAAATAACCAGACTCTCTGAAATTAATACCCTCATCTAAGACTACAACATCTTTTGATAATCTAGCAATAATCTTGTCAATATCTTTAGTGTCTTTAACTGCAAAACCACATCTACATACATCTGTAAGCTGCCAAGCGCCATCATATTTCTTGTTTATGATTTTGTTTTTAACCTTTTCTAGTAATTTAATACCTGGCGTTAGGAACGTAACATTTTCACCCAGGGTTTTCTCTAGCTCTCGACCTATCTTTTCAATCTGTTTCTGTGGTGCTTTAGCTTTCTTGTAATACTGCTCGACTGTTAGATTTTGTTCTTTCTGTTTTAGTTTAAAGTCAGCTACAACCTTTCTTCTTGTTGTTGCATCTAGTTCAGCTAATCTAACTGGTCTGCCGATCTTTGGCTCTGTTTCTGGTGCAAAACCTCTTTCCACAGCTCTTTTAACCTCTGGAAGTAAGTCTTTAGTCGCTTGAGCAACAGACTCACCGTCTTTAACGCGCCTTGCTGCTGCATTAATAGCGTCTGATATAGGGCCTTTAGTATTAGCCAGGGCCGATAGTGTTGCTAATGTTTTCTCATCATCAGTCAATCGAGCAATGTTTGCTTGTGTGTCTAGTATGTTTCCAGCTTCACTGATCTTTGTCTCTTGCTCTGCTAATGTTCTAAATACTTGCTTATCTTTTTTAAGCTTTTTTATTGTAGAATCAATGACTTTGGCACGTTCCTTGAACAATGACTCAGTGATCTCAATACCACCAAACAGATCGTCTGTCTTAGTTGTTGAAAATCCTGCCGCCTTCATATCTTCAACCATCAATCTAGCCTGGAATGAATTAGCTGGCTTTAGTTGTTTCAATGCTCTGATTGTAGCTGCTTGTGCTGCGGCATCTTCAATTAAATCACCAACAATAGCACCATACTTATGACTAATAACATCGTCAATAACCATCTTAAACGCAACATCATCTAGTTTTGATAACCCTTTAGCGTCTCTAACCAGAGGTGAATTAGGTGGAAGATCATCTAAACCTTTACCAGTACCCCTAAGAACCTTGGCTGCATCAATAGCAGTTCCTTTGTTGTCTGCAATATTACGCAAAGCAGCATACTCTCTAACAAAGGCTGGTGAAAACCCATCTTTCTCTCTAAGAATAAAAGCCGATAGTCCAACTTCTTGAGCATCTTCACCTATTAGTCTTTTGGCTAGTGCCAGTCTCTGGTGTCCGTCAGCAACAAATCTTGTTCCGTCTGCTCTTTCCCATACTAAGATTGAGTCAGCTTTAATTGCTTCCCACTTGGTTACGCCTTTAAGTGCGTCTGTTACACCGAGTTCATCACCACCAGATTTATATTGGAACGTCTCAGCATCAACTTGAATTTCTCTTGGATCAACCTTTTGCGGTTCAGCACCGCCTAGAACATCGTCCAAATCTTTTTGTGCTACAGTCTCCCCTTTTTCAAATGCTTGTGCTACTTTGGTTTGTGCAGCAACGTGTACGGCTTCTGGATTAGTAGCTGTCTTTCCAGTGGCATCAGCAACAACATTAGCATCTTCCATAGACTTAACATAGAAGTCTAATACATGAGCTTCTTGAATTTGACCACGCTTAATTAACTTAGCTTTAGCTATGGCTATCTTTGATAGATCAATAGTAACACTACCACCTGCTCTGATTACACCAGCAGCAACAGTTGATGTCATAATTCTTATTGCAGCATCTTTCAGACCATATTGTTCATTACCGATCTGATGTTGAAATTCGTATATCTTAGGTGCAATAGCTGTTTCAGAAACAAAAGCCAAGGCAGATTCAATCTTAAAGCTGCGCCAAGCATTCTGTGCAATACGACCACCAACACTAGCACCACCAGAGAACGGCAATGTAGCTAATAATTCTGGATCCATGAAATAAGCGCCCATACTAGCGACATTACCCAGGAACACATCTTCTGTTTGTGAACGATCTTGTAGCTTCTGTAGATCAACATTCATTTGTTTCAGTTCAGCATTACGCTTTTCTGACATTTGATTCCAAGTTACTAAACCAGAGTCTGGGTATTGCAGCTGTAGTTTTGTGATAGTGTCGTTCTGTTCTTCGTAAAACCTTTTATTAAGATCGAAGTCTTTAAGCTGTGTTTCCCCAGCCTTCTTTTTAGCACCAACAATTTGATGGGATAAGAACCTTGTGTTGTATTGTTCGTCACCTGTTATATCATATAACAACTTAAACTGATCTTTGATCTTGTCTCTGTAATTTAATGACTCAGCTAAACCTGTGTGTTGGTATTTTGCAACATCCCAAGCAAGATCTACGTTCTCACCTAAAGTACCAAGCTTGTCTGTTTCTTCACTAGCTGGATTTCTCAGCGCATGATTGTTAAAGTTCTCTTGGCCTTTACGGTCAAACACCATCATTTGGTTTTCTTCCTATTCTTCTTCTTTTCGTATATCTTTTCTTTTCTCTGGCGCTCTGCTTCGGATTTTTTAGCATTAACCTTATCCATAGTCTCATCATCATAGATTAGATCAGCAAGCTTGCCTACTGTGTTGTCAGTTATTGTTGTGGCAACATCTAATACACCATCACTGATAGTGTCTATCAAGTCCACTGCATCATCTACTAAAGAGGTTTCTTCAACCACCTCATTGCCTTGTTCATCCACAACCTTGTTTGTTATTTCAGACTCTGTTGTTTCATGAGTGAAGCCTAGTGTTGATTCAAAGTGTTTACCGATCTGATAATCTAACAAGAAAGGTTCATTTGTTTTAGAGTCAATCATAACAGCCGCAGCTTCTCTACCTGTTTTAACAGCATAGCGGCCATCGCCCATTGTGATTAGCTGAACATAACCTAGGTTAATTAATTTAACAGCTTCTTCCGATGACATGTCTCTAACGCCACCCATTGCATCAATATCAGCAACAGTTAGGCCTTTCATCCAAGACTCAACTTGTTCCACATCTTGGACTTTGCCTTGTCGGTCTCTTGGTAATTCGATTCTAAATTCTTTATCCCAAGTGCCGCTACCTTGAATTTCCATATCAGCATAGCCACCAGTAAAGTCAATGATTGCTTTATTTAAGAGTTCTTCATCTGTCTCGTTGTCTTTCAATGCACCATACTTGCCAGCTTCAACCATGTACTGAGCATACAAAGCCTTAGTGCCGTTTATGATAGTCTTATGCTGCTCTGGCATATCTGCTTCTAAGTAAGTTAGGCCGATCTTCTCATTGATCTTAATGTCAAAGTCTTTAGCAATAAGATTAGGATGATCTTTCATCATGTCTATGCCTTTAAGCATATCTGTAGCTACATCCATGCTGTGAGCAGTTCCAGTTACTACCATGCCGCCAACCGCAGTATAAGCCGTTGTATCGTTTTCAAATACCGCAGCCATTGCATCTGGTGTATCAACACCAAAACCATTAGTGATCACTGACATCATGCCGATAACTTCTTCCCTGTTACCTTCTTTAATAGCGTGCTTTAATGACTTAGCCTGTACTGTTGTTAGTGGTGGAACTTTAACACCATAATGAATACTAGCTCTATTAGCCATATCAACATTCTGTAAGAACTGCTGTGTTAGCTTTTGCTTGTCTGATACTTTTTCTTCTTCTGTCTTAGTAACCAGTTTCCCTTCTACAATCTTGCTGTGTCTCAATAGATCAAAGTTAATCTCTGGTAATGGAGCGCCTTCTGTAAGTCCTTGTTTATAAAACAATTCTAAGCCGTTGGTCTTGGCTTCTTCAATCGTCTTAGTGTGTACCTCGTTCAAACGCTTCCATACTTGAGCCTCTGATTCAGTCATGTTCTTTTTGTTTTTAGCCTGTGCTAGTTCGTTAGCTTGAGCTTCTGCGGACATAGCAATAAACGGAATATACGCATTTGAAAATGATTGAATACCTTTTATATCGGCTTCGTGTTCTGTTCCAGCACCAACCTTTAATGCCGCTTCTAAAGACTGCGGATCTGGTAAGTGTCCTTGATCAATAACCGAATTAAAACCATCCAGCATATCTTTAGCTGCTTTAGTTTTAAGTGCTAGTTCTGATGACTTCTTGGTTGCTATCTTATTAAGCTTTGTTTGTTCTGTTGAGATCAAGCTTTTCATCTTGGCTTCAATAGCTTCTTGAGATGTTTCAGTTAATGTGTCGTGCTTTTCTTTTATGAATAGATCCAAGCCTTTTTGAGCTTGTTCAATTCCTTGTGCTTGTAGTGTTCTCTCAAATGATCCTACGATTCCAGCCGAGTATGCTCTTTCTTCAAAGGCATCTTTAAGCTTCTCAACCGCAGTAGCATCCATTAGGTTGTTTTCTACAGCTTCATCATACATCGCATATAGCTGTGTTTGATGTTTAGCATATCCCTCTACGCTGCCAGACTTAACTTCAGATATTGCCAACTTGTCTGTGTCTAGTAGATTCTTAGTGATCGCAGCAAAGCTCGCTTCTTTGTTCTTTTGGAATATGTTGCCTTCAACTTGCGCTCTACCTTGTGATCCTAGTGCGTAAAACTCTTGAGTAGCATGGGGTATTAAAGCTGAGTCCATCTTTGACATTAAACCTTTCTTATAGCCACCTAATGCTGTGTCATAAGCCGTTACATCATAAGAGTTCTCTCTTTGAATACGCGATACATTCTCTCTAATATCAGTTTGAATTGCAGCGGCATAAGCCATTCTCGCGCCTTTGTTAAAAGATCGTGAATAGATTGTGCTGTCATCTTGCATAACCACACCAGAAGTTTTACCTGCTGCTGCCATTTGTCCAGATGTCTCGCCTTGTAGTGCCGCAGCTCTGTCCATTGCTGTTTGTTGAGTGTTAGAAAACTGCTCTAATTGACTAGCCAAAGACTTAAAGCCTTGAGCTTCTTCATTATTCATACCAGTTCTTTGATACTGTACCTGTCTCTGGTATTGAGGAATATTAATCGCCATTAGGCTGGGCCTCCTCTTGCTGCTGTTCTTTCACCATACTTCAATAGAGTATTTGAGGCGCTTGTATAACCAGACTTGGCAGCGTAATTGCCAGAAGTTAAATACTTGCTTTGAGCTGATGCTGTGTTTGAACCAGCCAGTGCTTGATCATAACCAAACATATCAATATTGCTCTGGATCATTCCCGAAGGTGATCCTGCCATTGTAATTCCTTGTGCGCCACGACCTGCTCTTTGTGTAGCTATTGTAGCAAGTAACAGTTGTTTTCTTTGTAGTTCTTGATCGGCTGCTTTGTCTGCTTCTTGTTCTGCTTGCATCTGATACTGGACTTCTTGTGCTTGTCCTGCTCTAACACTGCCTAACATTGACATAGCTGCTGTGCCTGCTGACCATGCACCAGAGCTAATACCTAAGAAGCCTGTTGATGCTGCCGCTCCTCCTATTGTGGGTGATCCTATTGCTTGCATTGCTGCTACCGAACCAAAGGCTGGTGTTGCTGCGCCTGCTGCTGGAAGTAATGTCGATGTACTTGCCAAGGCTGGCGCTGCTGTCATTGCACCGTATAACGCATAACCACCATAAGCGACTGCTGCTACCGTTGCTACTTTTTTAAATGTCTTTCCCATTATGCTTCAAACTCCACTGCTAATCCTAATATTGTCATTGGTAGTGGATCTTCCTGCGTAATTGTTACTTGCGATAATCGATCCCAACCCAGTAAATAAACCTCATGTATGCCTGTATAAACCGTTGGTGTTGTTCCTAAAATGCCAGTACCAAACTGTCTGTCTGGCAAGCGTTCACCATTAACAAACAAACCTAGTGACTCATACACGTCAGCCACCACTTTAACAATTCTTTTCTTACGAACCAGAGTCGGCCCATCTTGGAAGTCCTGGTTAATTGGCATTGTTTTAATTTCAATATCATAGTCCAAACCCACTTCTATTGTTGTCGCTGTTCTTGATAAAGTAATGGAGCCAGAGCTGGGGGTGGCATTCGGCATCACTGCATCATCAGCCACTACTCGACATTCTTCATCGTTAAGATGAGCCAGTCCTGTTATTGTGGCGCTTGGGGTGATGGTCTGATACTTGTTAGCATCCATGAAAGTATTAACATTTAAACTCTCAAGATAGTATTTTGTGGCACTGTTAATTGTTCTTTTAACCAACAAGTACACTTCATCCACTACCGTACAGACGGACTCTACTGTGCCTGCTGTAGTCCATTTAGTCCAGCCAGATACTTCTTGATTTCTCAGTGTATTAAACACCGCCATAGTGCCATCTGCATTGACGATATAAACGTAATTAGAATCGTCTGTAGTCGTTCCTCTTAACACATCCATATCAACAGGTGAATTAAGCAAATTAGATGCTACAATCGAAGTTGTGCCAGCCGTATAAGCATCTTCTGTGTAAGTGAATAAAAACTCTCGTAAGGACTTACCGGTTCTATCCATAAAGATAGTCGCACCATCAATAGATTTAGGTGGAATTGTGGATGATCCGTATAGTGTTTGTCGTTTTACTGCACTCTTAGAAGGCGTGATCGGACTGTCTGGCATCATAAATTCACCACCTGTTGTAAACACTTGTAAATGTCGGCCTGGGAATATAGCCGTAATAGCGTTTACTTGATCCGTGTCCAGAGTAATGTCCACTAATTCATCATCAAGGCCAGTGCCTATGGCAAAGTTATAGAAGTCTGATACTTTAGATCCCCACATGGTTTGAGGACGAGACTTAGAGCCACCAAACCACATTCGACCCTCATGGAAGGTAACACTCTTAGGCCAGCCTTTAGCAGATGACCATACATCAACAGCGCCAGAGCCATAATCAAACTGTGGAATGTTGGATAAAGTAATGGTTGATAAAGTCCAAGACGTGTGTGAGCCACCACGAACCAGTTTAGCCGGTGCATGATCTTCATGGACAATAATCATGGTGTCGGCTGATTGCGTCCACTGCAATTCAAACAGTTGTGCCGAAGTGTAGGTTGTTGTTACATTGGCTTGTGACACACCATCCTTAAACACCTCAATGTTGTTGTTGGTAAACACCATCAAATAGGTTTGTTCAACATTAAAGGCAAAGGCAGCGAGTCGTGCTGACTCTCCAATATCATCCACGTAAGCAAAGCCTGGTCGTCTCTTGAGTCCGCCTTGTGGTGTTGATACAACATTAATCGCTGAAGCTGCGCCTTGATAGTAATGCTTGATATCAGTACGTGCCGCCAAGCGAGGATCTAACATCCCCGAATTGAAGTTAGTCTGCAAGCTTAATACTCTAGGCATTATCGAACCTCAGTAAAAGGTGAGTCTAAAATAGAATCATTTGGCCTTGCTTGTGAATCAACATACTTAGATCGTCTTAATTGATCTTCATACATAGTGCGATATTCCTCTGCTTTCGTAGAGTTATCAGTCACTGGGATTGAAAATTGTGTAGCCAGGTGAAATTCCATCAACTTAACAAAGTAAGCCGGTAGTCTTGATTCGTCTGGTTTAAAAATATAGTCGAGTTCTATTGTTGCTGTATTGGCATACAGTTTGTTTTCATAGATCTCAAAGTCTGTGTTTGGGTAAACCTTAATCGCTGTTAAATAACCACTGGGTAAAGAAAAAGCATTTGTCCACTCATTCAATGGTGTTGCGGTTAATTTTGATAAAGATGATTTAGCCGAAGCGAAACGCCAACGATGTAGCGTTAATAAATTCTCATAGGTTGTGGTGTATAAGTTGGAAGCTACTTTAGCCCCTGCACCTGGATCGGTGAATGCGGATATTGTGTCATGTCCGATTAGCAGTAACGCATTGGAACACATTGAAATATCAGTTGCCATTTGTACCCCTTTATAAAATAGCGGCAGTTACCCACCGCTAAGTTCAACTTTGTCTAACTCTTAGTCAGTATCAGTAGCTGCTAACACCGTGCCATCATTTACATCAACAACACCAGAGGCGTTCGTTAAGACGTAATACAAGGCAGCGACAGTCGTTCCACTAGTTGAAGTAATCGCATAGATTAAATCACCAGCAGTCAAATCATCAGAAGCATCATCAAAATAACTTGCGGTATTCAATGTTGCTGCTGTGTCAGTAGTTGAGTAAGTCCAGAAAGTAGGCGAGTCAGAATTACTAGGGCCTACACGCTGTAAGTTTGGATGTGAATATGCCATATTATTCTCCTATTATTGGTAAGAAACAGAAACGATACCGTCACCATCTCTGGAAACTGCACCTGCTTTCATTACACCATTACATAGCCAAGATGTTTTTTGTGCTACATAATTGACTTCCGTCTTGATGTCGATGCCGATAGCCATACCGATTGCTGACTTGTGCCATGCAAAACCTTCCCATGTTGAAGAAGCATACGGTAAGCCACCTTCTGAGCGAGTCTCAATGATGTGCCACTTGAAGCCCATGTAAGTATCAATGTCGCCAGACATTAATGACTTGACACTGACGTAATCAGCACTGGTTGCTGTGGATAAGTTAAGCATATCCTCAAGACCATCAGCACTAACAGCGATGTGACGATCACCTGACGGTACGCCTTTATCGTTAAGGTTCTTAGATGCAGTAATAACTTTACCTAACGTCATGCCAGTTGAACCATGAGCAATCGTGCCTGCTGGTGAAGCTTCTGCTGCAAGAGCATCAATGATTAACTGATCTAATCTACGACCTAACGCACCAGCGATAGTTGCAGATAATTCAGACTTCTCATCAAAGTTGACTTCGGCTTGATCAAAGATGTCAGTGTACTCAGGTGCATTCCAGTTACCTAGTGTGCAGCTGATTAAGCTGTGAGTTACATCCATTGGGGTTACGTCCGCTTGAGATGGCTTTTGATTTGCTAGGCCTTTACCCATTTTGCGGAACTTATAAATGTCACCAACCACGCTATTGCGGATAGTAACGGTGTCTCGTAAAGAACCAGCTGTTTGAAAAGCTTGCTTTACTTCAGCGTCAAATTGTTGTTGAGCGCCACTTGTTAAATTTTTAGACATTACGTCCTCCTATTATTTAAAAAACATACCTTGTGTTCTGGTATCCCTTGCGGGGCAGATCGTGTTACTTCGATCTGGGCTTCTTAAATAGAAGGTGTCCATTTGTAACTTGACTACTATTATTATCTAATTGATAGTATTTGTCAAGGGTTTTAATAAGTGCCAGTTATCGTACTGGCTGACGCACTTTTTTATAACTAACGAGGAAAACTAAACTTGAGGAGAGTAAGGAACCCCGATTAGGCTGTGACCCCTAATTAGCCGTAGTATTCTTTAAATTTACGTTCTACATTTTTTCTAAAGTCCACACTGGTTTGATATTCAGGATTAGCAATGAGTTTTTGCAAGCTCTCTGGTGTTTCCCCTGTTTGTACCGTTGAATTAGAACGTGGGATTGAACCCTCTCTGGTTTTACCCACCAATGCTTCTAATACACCCACACCCATAGCCGATGCTGCGAGTGCTTTAAAACCTTCGTATTGGTCTTGGTCTAAGTTGGCACTACCCCAATCAGCCAAGTCTTTTAATCGACCTTGAGCGTTATTACCCAAAGACTTAATTTCACTCTCACGATCAAACTCTGTGGCTTGAGCTTCGTGTTCTACCCAGCCATGCAACAGTTGAGTAAAAGTATCTTGTGACATATTCGACTCTTTAGCCGCTTCTTGAAACCAAGACATTCGAGGATCTTCCATGTCAAACTCACCTTCTACTTCTTCTGGTAAGCTCAGTTCATATTCATCGGGTGCGCCTGTAAAGCCACCAAACTTCTTTTCTAATTCTGAATAAGCCTTAGCTTGATCATCAACACTGGTGTATTTTTCTTTTAACCACTCTGGACGTTCTGCTTCTACGTCTGGATTGTTCATCTTATCAGCTGCTGCTGTAATAT